AAAAGAAAGAGGACATATGTCCTCTCATTTTTTGCCCTTCTTTTTCTTTGGTACTCCTAAAAATTCTAAAATTTCACATGGTTCTTTAAGCACTTTTCCTGATATACTTTTAGATCCACCTGAAATTCGATTAACCATATCTAATACTGCCATTAATGACTTCCATTGAGGAATCCCCCAATTAGATTCATCTCCCATGATTCCCAATAACATACATCCAAAACTGGACTCTCTAACAGTATAAGCTGAATCAATTATTTCGGCTATACTAAAGACTCCTTTCATTTCTGGGGTCAATATATAAAGATGACAATCACAATTTTCATCTTTTTCTTTTTTTTCAATTTCTTGACACTCTGGCGTCCAATCGGGGACTATTGGATTAAAATAAGAATATCCTAATTTATCTAACTCAGGAATTAACTCATCTCTCCATGTAGAATTAGCACAAGTACCACCTAAAAATATTTTGTCCGGAATTGGTAGATCTTCAAGATGATCAAATCTTATTTCAGAAGTAGATTCACTTAATGACACACAAATTTTTTCTTCTGATGCACTAGGAAGGATTGATTTAAATGTATGAAGTTCAATCACCCTTGAATCATTTATTTTAAAATATCTAAAAATAGCATCTTGTACTACCTTCATTAAATTGTCTAGATCACGTTTAAAAAATGATTGTTTGAAGATAAATTGAATAGTTAAGTTAAAGACAGCATCTTTCTTAAATATCCATGGAGCTTGTTCTTCAAAATCTATCATTCTCAATTGCTCATTGATTTCTTCAGTAATCTTAGTTGCAACTGAATCTTTATATAAGGTTGGGATTGGTCGTCCATATTTGTAAACTAATTTAGCTTTATAAATTGAGTTAACACTTGGAATTATTCCTTTAGTTCCTAAAATAAATTGAATTGAATTTTTTTGTTTCATATTATCAAAATAAAACCTTATGTAATTTAGAAAATCTAGTTACATAAGGAAGTTTATATTAAGGTTTATTAGCAAATGGATTGGATGTTTTCATTGAATTAATCACATTAGAATTTTGAGACTGAATCACTGCCATTTGAGCTTGATATTGTTGTGACATCTGATCTATCTCTGCTTCAGTATAGTTATGTTTTTCAGTATATTGTATCAATGAACTATACATTCCTCGTGGGATGAATTTAAATCTACCATTTCCTAATCTGATATATGGCATCTCTACACCTTCTTCACCCCGTCGATTTTTACAGATTTTAAATATCCCTAAATGATTCGGAGTCTGTGCTTTTCCTGCTGTAAGCAATATATCAACTGTATGAATTTTTCTAGCACTTTCACCAACCATATCTAATTGAATAGTATCCAAATTCCAACTACTGATTTTTGGTTGTGCTGCTACAAAAACTAATTTACCAAGTTGAGTTAATTCAGTTAATTGATCATATATTTTTCCATATTCTGAATACATATTATCTTCAGCTTTACTGAGAAAGTTAGAATCATAATCAATAAAGAGTATATCATAATCTTTCTCTTTTATGTATTCGATATATTGTTCCGCTGTTATTTTAGCACTAGGAACTACTGTAATCCCTAATCTGTCACCGACTGTCTGTCTAAGTGAATTATAGATGGGTCCCAGGTTAGTTACTGTTTCAGAGAAACTTAATCCGGAGAATATAGCCCCCATTCGAACTACAAAATCTCGTGGTTTCATATCCCCCATCGCTAGATAATGACATCTTGCTCCATTTGCTGCCATAGTTAATGCTTCTCCCATCATAAACAATGTTTTACCTGTTCCAGGAGGCATACTAACCATTACCATTTGTCCAGCTTCATACTGATTGAGTGGTTGGAATGAACAGTTAATCCAATCATACCTAGATGAATATCCAATACCAAGTCCATCAGCTACCATTGAATTGATATCAATCTTATCAAAGTCTGCAGTAGACATAACATCAGAAGTATCTGTTTTTAAATCAACCTGTTTTAAATACTTCAAGAATTCTGATGGACTATTCTGATACATTCCATTTGCTCTTTGAATTAAAGAGGATGCACAGATATCTCTTAAGAATTGCTTAGCTGGAGCCATCTGATTTTTATCAAAACTTTTCCACCTAACTATATCTCCTATTATTTTTTGACTTTCGGCTGGGGATTTACCAGTTTTCATCATTATACTTTGGAATAATGGCATATCCAAAGATTCTAGGGGATATTTTCTAACTGAATCTACTAATGATTCAATTAATTTATTACCCATTGTACCGGGTGATGTTTGAAAATAGTAATCTATTAAGTCTATGTTGTTCTTTGCCTCTTGATAGAGGTATTGATTGAACAACGAATAGGCTAATTCAATATTTTCCATATTATGTTAATTAATTTGTTACATTATACATTAATAAGACAATTAAATGAATTGAAGAGAGAAAACAGAAAAAAGAGAGAATCTTCTCAGACTCCCTCTAAATTTATTAAACAATTGTACCTGCCATCCATGAAGTAAACGTATCTTCTGATGGATTTAGTATAATATAATTCCCAACATATAATGATTGATAAGGAATATTATTTACTATCTCATTTCCCTTAGTTGGGTGAGATGTATCACCTGTAGTTACTATATGTTCATATCCACTAGTATCAGAAAAATAGACAGGATTTTCAGTATCCAAAGTTCCTTTAAATAAGACAACTAATTTTGGATTTAACATATCTAGAAATCTAACTTTTCCAGTAGTATATACTAGTTTATTATCAGTGTTGCTAGGATATTCAGCAGCTACTGACATTGGATTATACATAGCCAATGATGCATAAACTTTATTCTGTCCATCGGCTACATCGTTCATTGAACAATTGACATTATCTAAAGAACACTGAACTTCTGCTAGTGAATCTACTATGTCATTGCTCCTGTTTCCTCTGTTTTGTGTTTCAAGAGATCTATTAATATCTTCTAATCTACATAAAACTTCTTTGTACCAATTATAATACATAAGATCGAATTATTAAATTTTATCTCAAGGTCTCTTAGAAAAAGAAAGAGGAACAATGTCCTCTCTTAATCTTTTATAAATATTTCTCTTGTATCTCTGATTCTGTTAATTTACAATATTTATAATACTCTTGAATCATTTTTCTCCTATCATTTCTTCCATTGGAATAAATTGGAATTTTAGTTTTATGAAGTGGGTCAAGTGAAATTATATTCATGTGTTTTCCTCTGGCAACCCTGCCGATACATTGAAGAACTACCCCAGCAATTGCTCCTTGAATTAAGAAAATATTCTCAAGTCCTGGAAAATCTAATGCTCTATATCCACTAGATGTACTTGGAATTATATCAACTTCTCCATTTTTGATACATTCACACGCCTCTTGTAGACTTAATTTTATCCTATTACCATCTAGGTCATAATAAATATATCCTTCACCTGATATTAATAATACTCTTAATTCCCCAATAAAATAATTCTCTATCCAATTGTTTATAACATTCTGAAGATTATTAATAGGTATAAATAACATAGGATAAGCTTTTGCTACTTTAACTATAGTCTTACACACCTCTGGTTGAGACCATATTTTAGTCATAACTGTATTATATATATTTCCACTATTGTTAAGTTCCTGATCAGCAAATTTTAATCTGTTGAGAGAATCTGTTTTTATTGAAATCAAATCAATATTCATATCTAGTGGGAGTCTATATATCAAAGAAGGACCAAAATATTTAACCAAGTCCCTATTTTCAGCTACATTTCTAGTTATACCATCAATAAAGGTTATCATCTCGGCATTTGATTTATCTGCTGTCCCAGAAAAACCATATCTATACTGAGCATTTACACAATTCTCTAACATATATATTCCAGCAGGATTGATACAATACTCTACTTCATCACTAAGGACTACATCAAAAGATCCTAATTCTTTTCTAATTTCTAATTCCTTAGATGGATCTTTGAGATCTTTTTTATTCATAAATCCAGTTGTGATGATTGATTGTATTCTACCATGTCCAAATTTCTTTGAAACATCGATCCCATATAATGATCTTATTCTTTTAATTAATTCATCTCTTGCTTTTATCCCCGGAGTAATTAAAAGCACTTTCTTTCCAAGATCTTGATAAAAATATTTAGCCAGAACTGATATAGTTTGTGTTTTTCCATATGATGTATAACAACTAAATAGTCCAAACTTATATTTCAATAAATGAAGAACATCATCGTTTTGATAATCTCTAAGTTCCGGAAATGGATACATTCGATATGAATCTTGTAGTACTGCTCCTGTTAATTCTTTATAATCATCTATAATTAAATAATCTTTAAAAATATTAACTATATATCCTACAAAACCAATTCCAATTTCATAATATTGATTTCCCGTTTTTGGATCTTTTTTAGTTCGATCATAAATTTTACCCTTTACTTTTGTATCTCTCATCTGTTTGAAAAAGAAATTATATTTCTTTTCGATGTACATATACTCAAGTAATCCTTTAACACTAGGGTCATCGGTTTCTATTATAATTTTATTACCAAATACACCAGCTCTAATCATGTTAATTTATCCACTGTAAGTTATACCCTTTCATCATTCTCATTTTCATATTCTCTTCAGGGTCAGTTCCATTACTCTTAATAATACCTATTGGACAATAATCTATAACACTTTTTAGCTTATTTGCGATTCTAATTGAAATTGCAGTCTCATCCATATATATTAAAATTTTATCTGGAACATATTCCCTAAGAAATTCTATTTGATAGTCAGTTATACAAGAACCAAGTACTGCCATTGGAGTATAGCCAGGTGCTTGAAGCAATAATGATATCGCATCATAAACTCCCTCACAAATTATAAATTTTTTATTATCTCCATTTTCAATTATATATGGAGGTTTTGCGCCTGGAGCTATTGGTGGGAAATAGTATTTTATTTTAGATTTACCAGAAAAACGAATCTGATAATAAAATATTTCTTGATGATACTTAAAAGGCATTACTATGTTTCCATCTATAAATTTAAATTCTAATAATTTATATAGATCTTTCATAAAACCATGCCTCTTTATCAGATATTCATACCCTTTTTCGTCAAAGTCATCAAATTCATTATAATATCTATCTAATGACCATTCAGGGTCAGATAATCTTACTAAATTTAATCCTTGAGATTGTTTAATAAATCCTGGGAGTTTGTAAGATACATCTACATCATCAACAACATTTATAAATGCTCTAGTACATACAAAACAATGTCCTACACTTAAGTCATCTTTTATATAGAGTTTTTTCTTTGTATGACCCTCTGATCTACAGAAAGGACAATGACAAATAAATTGTCCATTAGGATTTTGATGACTTTGAACTTCCTCCATAGAGGATGCATTAAATGCTTCTTTAAGAAGATCTTCGAATCGACAAAATACAATTCTACGACCATCTTTCTTTACTATTTCTTGATATTCTACCATAAAATAAAATATAAAGAGAGAAGTATAATCAAATACCTCTCCCTAAACTTTATTTATTTCTTTTTTCCATAAAAACTTTTCACCGGTTTCTTTTTCCCCTGGTTATTGTCAGTATTAATTTGTTCCTGTGGTTTTTCCACTGGATCTTCTTCTTTCATACTGATTACTTCAGGTTCAACTACTGGTTCTAGTTTTGCTGGATTAATTTCCTCTTTTGATACAACTTCTTCTTTAGCTGTTTCCTCTTTAGGAGCAAATCTTTCGATAGCTTCTTCTAAGGAGTTAACTACAAATCCTGCACAACAAGATACCTGACTACACATGTTTATTTCAAATGGGCCAGATACTATTAATGCAATTTCGGAATAATCATAAGAGGTAACCAATAAGCTTAGAAATTCATTGCTAGGCATTATATCACCTGATACTGATTTCGATGCTATTGTAATTCTTTGTCCATTAGCAAGTGGCATGTCCACCTGCGAATTTTTACCGTTATAAATACGCATATCTATTTATTATTTAAAAAATTAAATATATTCTTGACCTGAGTAGATCAAGAAATATCATTTTATATGATACATCAATAAGTATTTGAAGGTCTTAGGGATGTAATTTAATCTATTTTTCTGAAATAAAATTTTCTGTCCCTATTTTGATCTACTGATAAGAAGAATGTATATCTTCTCTTACCAAAGAGATTATATGGAAATTTACTTACTACTGTAATTTTTATATCTCCACCTATTGGTGTATAAATATATTTCCAATATTTTGTTTGAAAAATGTTCATCAGTAGTGATATAGTATAATACCGATATACTGATTTTATTTCACCTATATTATTCATATCACTTGGTATAGTAAGATCAGATAAACTCTGATAAATATCTTCTTCTATCTTAGAAGTTCCAGTGTTGCTAATATTTTCTAGATTGTTTTTAAAAGATACTATTAATTCTTTCTTAGAAACTATTTCTTCTGGGTCATCAATTCTTATGATTTCATCATTTGACAATTTAATAAACGAATTTATTTTTCTTGTTTTTTTATCAGAAATCATTTCGGTATTTAATGATGACTTAGATAACAAATACAACTTTTCATCAGATTCAGATAAACCTTTACCCATATATTCTTTTATTGCCCTAATTGTTTTAATTGCTCTTTCTGGAGTACTAGAAGAGATACAGATAATATCAGAATAAACACTGGCAAAAGCACATAAAAATTGAAGCGTAAAAGTTTCAATCATTGCTGCGGAATTATATTTTCCCCCTAAAATTCCATAAGAAATAATTTTGATATTATTTTCTCTACAATAATCAATCAACTCTTTATTAAACCAAAGAAGAGATAATCTAATAGAACAATAACTAGGATATTCACCAGAGATTCGTTTAAATCGTTCAATATTTTTAATATCTCCATTGAGTATCCCAATCTTGTCTGCATAGTTATCAGACATTAATGATTTAAGATTGTTCTCCCAATCACCAGAAGGATCTAATAATAAAATATCTATTTTCTTTCTTTTTAAAAAATTTAAATGATAGTCTAAATAAATATCATATTCTTCCAAACTAGATATTGAAGTAATTATCTTATGATCTTTTTTTAGATATTTACCAATTATATAATCATTATTATATTCAAGAGAAGTTTCAACATAAGAGATACCACCTAGTTGTAAAATACTTTCACCAAAATGAGATGATAAATATTTTGTTCCAAGACATATATCTTCAACTAAAAATTTATTCATAATACATAATAATATAAATTGTCTACTTTTTTGTTTTCATCAGTTATTTTCCAATCCAGCACAAAAGTATTAATACTAGATTCACATCTTAATGGAATGTTTTCTCCACCTAAGAATATAAAATTATTTGGTCTAACTGATCTCAATATTAATCCACACAAACTAAATAATGTTTCCATGAATTTTGGATTTCTTTTTAACCCAGAAATTATATCTTCTTCTTTAATTGAAAATTTTTTATGTTGACATAATATATTTCCAGGGTTAATCATATATTTCAAGTTATTCTTATACTCCAGAAATAAATTATCAGATTCTTGAAGATCTGCTTGGGTTTTTATTTCTGAAACATTAAAAATTAATTGTCCATAACTTGGATTAGAAAAATCAAATAATAAATCCTTTGTTATATAATCAAAATGTAGATTTTTCATAAAATTGATATATTTATTTGACCTGGTTCATTTGATAACTCTGGTTTCCAAGTTAAACTTAAAGAATTATTTTTATTAACTCCTAAGAAAATAGTATTTTTTATAAATACAGAATCCCTAAGAGTTTCAATATATTTACAAATTTCATTATAAACCTCAAAAACCCTTTTCATTATTGGTTTACTTCTGAGGATTGAAATTTTTAACAAGAAAAAATAATCATCTGATAATGAATCTGGATCTATTATATCACCAGATTTGTTTCTTATCTGAAGTATTGATTTTGTATTTTGAAATTTAGTATTCCAAAATTTTATACAATCTCCACTCTCCATTTTCAATTTTTTAGTATTTCTTTTGGAATTTAGATTTAATATACTATGTCTAGAATGATGTCTAACATCATATTCACATATTTCTGGAAGAAGTACATCAAATGAACAATCTCCTAGGGTAATCTCATATCCAATCTTATTTTTTATAACTGAAATATTATCTGAAACAGATATATTTAAGTTTCGTAAATTTCTTTCAGATAATTCTATAGGAGATCCAAGTATCCTAGTTACTGAAAATGAACTATCTTTTCCAATCTTTAATTTATCCCTAGTTCGTAGTTTTTCTAATAAATTAGAAATATCTAAGAATGATTTAGGCAACATTGCTTTTAGTATATTATTATCGGCTAAGAGATATTGATAGTATTTATTTTTCATTATTTCTTTCTGATAATCTTTAATATACTCAACTATAGTATTAGTTGCTTCTTGTATATCACTTTTCTTATCTGATATACATGATCGACATGGAAGATAGTAGGAATTAATGTAAGGACATAACTGTTGTCTTGAGATACCACATTTCCAACAAAGAGTTTCTGAGTATGAAGTTTTTATCATTTCATAATACTCTTGATAAGTCATAAAATGAAATTCTCTGAGATGTTCTTCTATATCTAGTTCTAAGTGAGAATTTGATACAAACTCTTTACCACATAATACACATTTAAACATTTTCTTATTTTATATACATGTCATCCCAAGTAGACCTATCTGTAGAATTAATCCATGGCCAAGTCTTCTTAGCTTTCTTTATATCATGATCTGAGTAATATAAAAACCATAATAGTTGTTCCCAATAGGATTCATCTTGTTTTAACCAAATTAACACTTGATATTTTCTAAAAAATACAATATTAATAGTAGGAGGATATTCAAATCTTGGTGTATTATATTTATCTTTCCAAATAATATCATAGGAACATATCCCAAGAGGGTATGAAATATTTTTTCGATATACTGGTAATCCAGTTACCCATTTACCTAAGTAGAATGCTATCTTAGGTCTTTTAAATACCTTTCTAGCACTCCACCAAGTTTTAAATATATTTTCAATCATTACCAACAACTAATATCTGTTATATCTTCTATTTTACCACAAGAATTACATTGTATCTTCACACAATCGCCTAATCCAGTTGGTGTTATTATATATGAAAATCCACCACCAGTTGTTGAGAAAAACTCTTTTCTTAGAACTTTTTTGCAACAATCCTTATGTTCTTCATAGAACTTCTTGGCATTAATTGTTTCTTGTTCACTTAGTTCAAATTTTATTCTATCATTTTCCATAAATTTTCTATTCTTAAATCACTTTGAAATTCTATTTTTACTGCTTCTGAACCAACCAGAACATCTCTAGCTAAAATTGGATCAATTTCATCCTCAAAAACTAATGATTTATAACTCTGTTCAGACATAAGACACGAATCATACCAAAGTGAAACACTTCTATCAATACATATCATAGTTTCTATTAGTTCAGATCCATCTAGAGGAATTAAATAGTTTCTATATTCTCCAGTTAATGGATCAATTGTTTTGGAAATTTCATCTTTTAGATCAAAAATCCATTTAGGTATAACAAATTCAATATCATCATTATAAGATTGAATTATCTGATCATACAGATTACTAAGATTAATATTTTTCCCAGTAATCCCAAGAAATTTTGGAAGTAAATATCGAGATATTGTCATTTCAATTACTCCATCTTCTTTCTCTAAATACTTCGGTACTACTATTTTCATTATTCTTTCTTTTTTAGATTTTTAATATTATTATTTATCTTATTAGAATCTAAATGATATACATTATGTATTCCACAAATAGTATCATCTGGTTCAGAGGAGAATAACCTATATACTAATATATGAGGATATAATACTATCCCATTATCATTATAATATAGATATCCTTCTTTATCCAGATCAGTTTTTAAAATATCCTTCCCATTAAAATTTCTTAAATCTCCAAAATTAGATATCTCAATTTTGCTATTCTCTGGTAATTGTTTCCAAATTGGATTACAATCAGTTCGGCGGTATTCAACTAATCTTTTTTGATAATCAAGAGTTTGAGAATATTTACATGGACTCATAAATTCAGGACAAAATCCTCGATATAAACATTCTGGGACACATTTAGATGCTAAGGTAGGATCAACTTTTTTAATCTCCTCTATAACCTGCCTCCAAGCATCTCTTGTTTCTTTCGATGCACAAGAACACAATCTTTTTCTAGATATATTAATAATAGCTTGTGCATTAGCAGTCATATCCATATCATTTAAAGCTCCCTGTGGTAATTCATCTCTAGGTATCCCTAAATCTCTTCGATCAGATCTTTGGGAATGGACAAATTTCTCACATCCTTCATGATGTCTAACTAGATGAGCAGTCACCCATTGTTGAATTTGTTCCCATGACCAATCATACTCAACCAATCTAATAGGACTATGTTCTGCTAATAACATTTTTGCTTCCCACTCTTCAGAAGGTTCTTTCTCTAAGGGTTCTTTACCTATTGTTCTCCTGGCTGCATTTAATGCTCTCTGCCAGGTAGTAATTTGTGTTAATCTTGAAATTTTGCTCATAATTAATTCATTTACATTAATAAGTATATCCCTCCCTGATGTCTGTGAAACCCTTAATTTTGAATGAATGATAAACAAAAATTTATGATAACAGAAGAATATATAATAGAAAATCATTGTAAGGAATTATGTCCATTCTATGAGAAAACTTTGGATTGTAATTCTTCAAGAAAATGTCCATATTATGGATTGCTTAAAAAGAATAATATAGATAAGACTTTTTGGTTAGTAGATAAAAAAAGAGATCTAGTAAATCCAGAAGATAATGATATAACAATTAATAGCAATAATATAATAGGAATTGCTATTAGAAGATATAGAACTTCTAATAATTATATATGTATGTCACTACATCAATCATCTGATAGATATAAATGGTGTACTGATAATAATTTAGAAATTCAGACTACACTAGATGATGCAATCATAAATCTTAGAACTATGAGTCTGTTATCTCCTTCCTTAGAATTATTTCCAGCCCAACAAATATGTCCTAATGAAAGTTTTTTAGGTTCATCAGTAGATTATCTAGAAATACAAAGAAATATAAAGAAAATCAAAACTATTATAGAAAAATATAATCTTAAGAGTAATATTGATTTTTCTGATACTTTCGGGACTTCGTCCACTGGCTACGATGAGTATGTCTGTGGCTTGCGCTTAGGTAGCAATGTCGTTAACTGTTGCTATAATAGAGATTTTAGTTTCTCTATTCTTCCAATGTTTTTAATATAAAGATATGATACCTTATAAAATAAAGATAAAAATAGAAAGACTCCATAATGGAGAATCTTTTATAACATCTGAAGCTGGTAATTCTATGACTCCAATATTAAAATCCAAAGAACCAACTTGGATAAGTCCTGTTGAATCTTGGGAAAATTGTGAGATTGGTGATATAGTATTTTGTAAAGTTCGTGGTTCTTATGTAACTCATTTAGTTCATGGTAAAAATGAAAAACGTGGGTTACTAATTGGAAATAATCATGGACATATGAATGGTTGGACTAAAACTGTATTTGGGAAAGTTAGGCCTCTGAGTAAAGAAGAATTAGAAACTTTAAATAATAAAGAAGATGATAATAGAGAAATTAACACAAAAGTATCCGATTAATTGTGGTAAAGGAGTGAACAAGTTGGAAATTCCAGGTTTACTACCTAGACTAAACATGATAATCGAATGGGATTTATGCAAGATTCCAGAAGGTAGTCCTCAAGAATTAGTTCCAGGCGATTGTTTCTTACTAAATAAGGGACAAGTAATTGCAGTCAACGATGAAAATACCTTAGTCTTGTTTTTATCTGAGAGTGGGCCATTAGCACTTGATAGAATTTATGAGGAACAAATTAAATGTGAATTTGATTTATTATTTTCGGATTTAGATCCTGGCACTGAAATAACTTGGAAAAGCGTATCTGAGGTCCCTGATACTCATCGCACAAGTTATACACCAGATTATTCTTTGTATAAAATTTGGAGAGATAGATTCGTAACAGGCCGTGGGTTCTTAGAAAATTTTATAATTGAATTAGAATATTCTAGTGATATGTTCTTATATATGCCTCAAAAAGTTTATATGGGACCATGGAAAATTTGGTATAATCCTAATGAAATTCAGGAAGATATGATAAAAACAGTTTCTGAGGAAATATTATCATGGTTTTATTCTAATGAATCTAGAATTGTACCTCAGGTAGTTACTGAATCTGATGATGAGGGTTACAAGTTGCTGTAGTCCTAATCCATAATAAGAAAAAATAAAAAAAAGAAGAGTTTTGAGATTAAGTTCTCAATTCTCTTCTAATTTTTTTTAGTTCCACCAGGTCCTCATTCGATCTTGCCGAAGTTTGTGATAAAGATTCCAAGCTTTTTCCACCCTTAACTCTGATCTAAAATATGCAGATACATTTAATTGTGGAATAGTATAAGTAACGAATCTTTTATAATTTTTTATATTTACATATTTCTTAAAATTTCCATCAATTAGTAATCGTTGAGAATCATCTCCACAAATTATTTCTATTAATTTTATTGCTAGATTTAGTTCTTTTGTAACTCGGGAATCAGCTGCAGAAAAATCATGTTCAGTGAAATATTTATACATTCTCTTTAATTTATGTCTCTCCAAGTCTAACATATACTGCCAATCCCAATCAAAGTCATTTTTTAAAATCTTTTCATAAGACTTAATAGTAGCATTTCTTCTAGATCTTTTCATATAGTAGATTCAGTTGTCTCTTGGTTAATGACATTATTCCATAAGATTTTTCATAAATCAATACACTACCTGAATCTTTCAGAGTAACTAATGTTTTTTTACCACTACAATCTAGTATACCAATCGATCCAATATTTGACATCTGAGTCTCTAGTGTTATATTTCCCTCTCCGTCAATAAATTTAACTTTTGCCTGATCAGATAACCATTCTGGAACTTTCATTCCATATTCCCAAACTAATGCTTTTTGGGGATATTTTTTATTTTCTCCAATTTGTTGCACCATTGGTATTTCTTTAGGATTTTGCATCACGTATATTTAAATTTAATAGTAAAGTATTATTCTCTAATTTAGCTAATAGGCTTGATATAAAAGTTTCATACGGATATTCATCAAAAGATTCTATGTATGTTCCTATGTTAACTGGAATTTGCTCCTTATATTCTTCTCCAATAAAATCATAAATAAAATCAATTAATTTTGGTTTTATGAATAATATTGTATCGTGAGAAGTGTGAGTTGAATACATTCCACTAATATCTTCCCAACTTAATCCGGTTCTCAATTTAAATAAAATGTTGTTCTTCTCTCTAACATAAATTTGCGCCAAATCAGAATACTTAATTCGATGAATTTTAAAAACTGACATTGCAACCTGACTATGAGATATATTAGTAATCGCCTCAAAGTCTTCATCTTTCAGTCTTCCTAGATTACTACCAGAGATATAACAATAGCCTTGGTTTCTTGATAAAATTTCTTTGGAATACATTAGTGAGTGATTAATTACTTCACATTCACAATCACTATTTCCCAAAGTATAAGCCATAGCTCCAAAAAGATTAGATAGTTTTTTTGGTTTTATTTTTTTCTGCGCAGTTTTAGAAAATACTAAGAATACATCCGTCTCCTCTTTTAATCTATCAAGGTTTTTAGCAGCTTGATCACTAAGTGGGAACAAAAACTTTTCTGAAAAATATATAACCGAGCAACATAGATGCTTTGGTTCATTAAGTACTATTACTTTATTATTTTTTATTTTCATATATAATTATTTATTGTTTCATATATAAGACTATCAAGTTTTTGGTCCATTCTTCTTAGATAAAAAAGCAAAGGAATCAAGTCTCCTTAATTCCCCTGCTTATTTTTTATTTACTTAATCACAATGTAAAACAATCTCTCCAGTCTCTAAAGATTTTTGTACATCGATAACTCTTTGATTTTCAGATCCAACCCATAGTTTCTTAGGAGATCTCTCTGCCTCTCGATATGGACCTTCACAAAGAATATCTATATATTCCAGACATTTTTTTCGATTATCATTATCTTTCAATATAGTTTCCCAAAGATAACCTGTATATACCCAAATATCCTTACCTTGGATTTCTGTTTTTATTCGTTTACATAGTTCAAGAATATCATCTCGATTCCATATTGAAAACGGATCTCCACCAGTCAATGTAACCCCAGTTATCCAAGGTTTTTCCAATTCTGACTTAAGATTCTCCCAATCTTGTTCTGTCCATTCTTTAGCAGCCGGCATATCTGGATCCCAAGTTTCTGGATTAAAACAACCAGGACATTTGTTCATACATCCTGAGAAAAACAATACTTCTCTTAGACCATCTCCGTTTAGGAGATCTGAGTGATATGTTTTTATTAATTTCATAATTTATTAATTACATGGATTTTCTTTCACGAATTTCTTTATCTTTTAACTCATTAAACCGGGATTTTCCAACCTTAGTTCTAGTATAAGATAAATAACCATTCATTCTACGGATTTTAATAACATCAGAAGACCCGCATTCGGGACATGGAGTATCGTCAGTATCCTCTAGATCATTTCCAACCCAATGTGCACCACAACAGCTACAATGATTTTCAGAATGATTGACACCATAATACAATCCCTTAGACATGGCCAATCTGACCATATCAATTATTCCTTTAGTATTATTGGTATCAGGGACCTTACAATACATAATTCGTCCACCTTTCGGATATTCCCAAAACTTTTCTTCACACATCATTTTTTCAATTGGTGTGATATCTTCCGTTACATGACAATGAAAACTGTTGCTAAAATAACCAGAATCTGTTACTCCAGGTATTTCACCATATTTCTTTATCATCTGTTGACAAGCCAAGGGTAACCATGATTCACCGGGGGTACCATAGAGTGCATAAAGAATACCGTCTCTCTTTTTATATTCATCAACTCTATCTGAAATGTATTTAATCACTTTTTGTGGAAATTCTTGATCTTCATAGAGTGATTTTCCATTATGAATTAATCCTAACTCATTAAGAGCACCATAACCATAGGATATAGTTGAATTTTTCAGAACTGGGGCAATACACTCATCTGGTTTCAAATTACCACCATCAAACCCTCCTTCACAAAAAGCTAAAGGACTACATGATGCTTTTAATTTACCTAGGTAGGATACAGTTCTTTTAGAAATATCCCTGATCATTTCCATATAATAATCTAGTACTTCCCAAAAAGTTTTTTCTTCTACTCTAGCTTTTTGATATATCATAGGTAAATTCATAGAAATTACACCCAAGTTACAACGATATATCAAGAATTCCTCATCTTCTGATTTTGGAATATAAGTTCCTGAATTTTTATAAACAGGACTTAAAAACGCACGACACAAATTTAGTATTTTACTAACATTTAGACTATCTCTTCAATATTTTAATTCAAAAATACTGCTCTGCGCTTCCAAACTAGGAATTTCACCTAGAATGTACTCTACTTGGTTATTCAAACACAAATTATGTTTTATCCGTTCGATAGTCGTTACACTTTTAAAATTGCCAATCATTTATTATTTTTGAGGATAATATATATCTTCTAATAGAACTTCTTGAAACAGAGAAAAATCTACCCGCTTCTGTTAAAGATTCAAATATTTTTATTTCTTTGGTTAAAATATTTGTTATTTTAACTTCTTTACTCATCGCGTTTTTACTTCCCATAGAACTTAGTGATAGTTTTTTCTTTATTTCTAATAATTCTTCTTCTGTTTTTCCAGAATAAGTATTACCACCATCACCGCCTATTGTAGAATTATATCCATTTTTAAATGAATCATAATATTTTATCCAATATTTCTCTCTTTCATTCAGAAATTTATCTTTTTCTTTCCTAGTAGTTCCAATTAATGGTATATTATCTTCTATTATAGAAAATTCAAAATCTTCAAAACCATATTTATCCCTAGCTCTATAAAAATGACAATCATGTTTATCTGTTTTATGCCGATATTGTCTTCTTTTTAGAGAATTTGAATGAGTTTTTCCTATATATGATTTTTTAGTTGTTTTACTAGTATATTTATAAATTATACCTGTTACTGTTTCTTTCTTTTCCATAATTTAACAAAAATACAATTTTACTTAGCACGGTATTATTTTAGATTTGTGCAATTATCTAAAATTTTCACCGTTAGCTTATAGAGTTTTCTATAAACACCCTAGATTTCTAGGTTCACAGAGTTTTATATGAGCTGTCTTACTAACCCATAGGAGAAATTATTTTACCCCACTTGTGATATACATCTCCAATATATCCAGCGTCTAGTGATAAATAATCAGGATATTGAGCAACTTTAGTACAATCAATAGCCAGATTAAATAAATCCTCTAATTCTTTATCTTCACCATGAAGTTCAGAATCATATAGAAATACGAGCTTAGGGAAAACAACTGGTACTTTAGCTCCAGGCTTTCCTTGACCCTCTTTTCTTATTCTCAGAATATCTTCTGAAATTATTCTTGACCATCGATCAGTTCCATGGCCAAAAGTAAATGTTATAACGATATGTTAACTATTATTTTCATAATAGACCAGACTATCTCTTTATCCTCACCATTAATGTAGGATAGATTGCGCTTCCTAGAAAGGAATTTCACCTCCCTAGTACTTCCTCTCGGAATAGTCGTTACACCTTCCTCTGTTAGGAGTTTTGGCACGGTATTGCCTTGGAATTAAATTCTGTAGGTTTCACCGTTAGCTGTATTTGTTTTGGTTTATATATTATATTATTATTTTCATCAAATTTAGCAAAATGATAATTTTTATAAGATATTCTATTTGATTTAGGATCTGCAACTCTGCTAATAAATTTCTTCGCATTAGGATCTTGAAAAATATCCATTGCACAATCAATCATAGAACCATAAATTATTCCTGTATCTAAACATATACATCTTACTGCTCTAAAACTATCAGAACCTTTTTTACCAAAAGATGGATTCTTCATTCCTTTTTGTGAATTACTCATCTTTTTTCTTGTTTGTTTAGATTTTTTACCATTTTGTCCTCCTTCTTGTAAATTATATCCTTTATTAGAATCTACTAAACAATCATATAATTTAATATAGTGGGTTTCTTTATCATTTAATTCTTCAATAGAAGAACAATATTCAATTATTTCAATAGTAAAGTTATTAATTCCATATTTTCTAATCGCTCTATATATGGGATGATTATATCCTCTATCGCTTTTTCTAAATGGAACTTCACAATGAGATCGATATCTTTCTGAAAAATTTATTGTTTGCCCAATATAAATTTTATTATTTACTGTATTAGTAATTTTATATATAACACCATAACTATCTTTTGTTAAATCATTTAATTTTTTAATTCTTTCCATAGTAATTTAATTTTTATAGAAATCTAAAAATGATTTAACTTATTATACAACACCTTAGATTTCTAAGTTCACAATCTTCTTCACTTTTTAATTACTTAAAAAGGCCGCCAAATTTAACGGGAAATCTCCTCGACATGATGAGACTGAGTTGAATGTGTGTTCTATTCCCTGATAACCTTGAGTAATTTCTCTTCTTACTCTCTCCTCTGCATATTTATCAGCTTTATCAGGATCATAGGTTCCATCAGTCTCTGAGACTATTTCTTTGTATTGATTTATATAAAATTCATATGATTTCTCACAATATGGACTCAACACTTCGTCTACTTGTGGAATTGTAAGTCCACCATATTGATTACCAGCCACAACACTCATTATATCACTAAGTACTGCAATCGCAGCTTCAACTGAGCCAGGCTCTGTATAATCAATAGTTGATAGGGTGAATCCTCCTTTCATGATTCTCCCAGCATCTAATAGACAACAATTATAGGTGTCTAATCTAGCACCAAGATCATGAATATAAATAAAACCATCTTCAATAGCTTCCAGTTCATCTGGTTTTAAGAAAGTTCTTTTATATCTTTCCTTCTGTTGTTCACTATATAAGATGCTTCTTTTGGTACTAACTAAAGCGGAGTCTGTATTAGCATTAGATCTATCTGCTTTATACTGGAGTTCCAGAGTTTTTTTATCGACTGCTTCCATTATTTTGAGAGCATCTAACTTATAGTTTCGATATTGTCGATAAGATTCAGCTACTTTTGAGAAACCTGCTTCATCAAGACATACTTCGACTAGTTTATGAAGTTTAGTCACTGATATTTCATTCCCCTCTATCTTAGATAATACCAGATCGGATACTATATCACAATCTTCATCTGTTAATGACAATAGTACTCTATCTGCACTTTTCCTGATAGCTTTATGTATCTTTTCACTCTGAAACGGCTCTACTTGACCTTTTCTTTTTTTCTTAACTAGAATTTCTTCCATAAAATTAATATAAAGAAAATTTATGAGCAGAGAAATGTATCACAAATCCCTACTCAAGTTTTACACTTTGATTTTAGTAATGTAGTATATTATTCATATTATCCTTGTAGAGATACTTATGATAATTACTAATAATTGTTGGTCGATCCCAAAGTATTTGACAAATAAATGCAGCGCTTCGTGATATTCTATTCCATAATAATTCTTTCATCATTGGATTTTCATCTTTCTTATCGTAAGATTTCCAGAATTCTAGAATCTCTGATATAACCTTCATTTCTTTAGAAGTATTTCCATTTGGCTTTGCTTCAACAATAAAATTATCATCTAAGTTACACCAAGAAAATTTATAAGGTTCTTCATTGAGACCTAGTACTTTTTCCATATGATCAAATAAGATAGATAAAAACGTTACTTCAGTTTCAGAATTTTCATCAAATCTTAAATCTTTATGTTCTTTAAGATATTTTAATGAAAATATACATCCATGAGTACTCAATGGTAATATTTTATTTTCGGCCATTTGACCAACTAATGAAATAGAATCATTATTTTCTGACATGTATTCACCTAAAGTTCGTCCCATTAAGAAGAAACTATCTAGATTGTCTACCCAATCACAATCTCTTAAGAATTCTGGATTTAAATCTAAAATCTCACTCCCTGGTTCAAGGAAAGTGATAAAATCAGTATCTAAATCTTCGATGCTAATATTTTTCATTAGATTCTTATCACCAGGGATTTCACAAATCAATAAATCAGTTTCGCCATCTGGGTCAACACTAGTTGAATCCATTTTATTAGACCTAAGTATATCATATACTCTTTCAGACGAATCCGTATATAATATAACTTTAATCTCAGGTATCCATGGAACTGATATAATTGTATTTATTATATCTTCACTTGAATCACTTCCTTGTATAGGAATAACTACACTTAATTTTTTAGAATCTTCCATTTTATTTTTTTAAATTGTTTAAATATTCTAATGCATTTTTTATCTCAATCACTTCAGAAATATTATTATAAGTTTCAGTAAATTTTACATAATCTCTCTGTCGTTCTAAATAATAATCTGTATTATCATAAATAGCCTTCCTAGTAGGTTCAAGTAAGATTGTATTAGAAATAAAATCTTTATCTAACATAACTAGTAATACTTTTTTCAGTTCTTCCTTTGGTTGTAATGAAGTTAAGATATCTCTCTCTTCTGAAATAACCTTTGGAATAAATGATAAATCTAGATATTTATTAGTTTCAGGTCTATTAATATAACATTGAAGAAAATCAGAAACACCCCGTTCAATTGAAATGTTCTTTTTTCCCTCAAGTAGCCCCGGAGTTTTTAAAGTAAGTAACCTATGAATTACAAAATCTAAATCACTTGGTTGTCTAATATCTTTAAAAAATTGATTAATATACCCATAATGTGGTTTTACATCCGAATATATTTTAAAATCATCTTTATAATTTTTGGACCTGGTCATAGTTGTTAGCTTGAATGATCCAGACATTCCATAAAAAATTGTAATCATAAGTCTTTATATTTTATTAAAACAGAATTAACATATGGAATAATTATTAATAATATTTCCCTAAGTGGATTTAATATTGATCTAACTTTTTTTAAAACTTGGAATGTATAAGACTGACTCATAGATCTAAAACTAAACTAAATTTATTAATAAAGTCAGTTTTTTCTCTAACATAAACCTGCCCATTCGTAGTTTCTATGTATTCTCCTGTTTTATCTAAGACTTTATATTCTTGATATATTACTGCAGGGATCCAATCCCCTGTTTCTGGATGTTTCATTTTAGAGTTCATATTGAGAACCTTATATCTGTTTTTGGTTCTCCAAAACTCCACTATAGAATTATCATACATATGATACTAATTTTTAAGATTGCATAGATAGGGGTTTCGAGTGATTCCTCAAGAGTTTTATCAATTTTTAGTTGACGAACCAAAACAGTCAGAGCCTTATGTATGAAATAAATTTAAAAAATTAAAATTATGAAACTAGTAGAAAATGGATCAATTAAATTATTTGAAAATGAAATCGTTAGAAACAAAGAACTTCCTAAGTATATTAGAATCAAAGAGTTAACTGATAAGGAAATACCTAGTTCAGCTAAAGAAGTACAATATTCTGAACATCCAGATCCAGTATCCTTAGATGAGTACGAAACATACATAAAGGAAAGTGGAATAATTAGACTTAATAATTTAGAAGAATTGTTTGATGAAGAAAATCGAAGTGCAGTAGATTTCAATATCAGCATTTCATCCAGTCTAAGAAAAATTATGGATCAGGATAGTGGATTTAATAGGCTATTTCAAGGAATACCTTCATCAGTAAACGAAAATTCAGGTAGTATTGGTGGGAAATTAGGAAGTTACATTATGAAATTGAAAAACATGGTAACTGATAAGAAAGAAACTGTTAATCTTCTAAGAGTTTTTGAAGGAATAAAGATACAAGCTGGTAAAGAAAAAGATTATGTGTCTAGAATTTACTCTCTTATTAATCTCCTTAAGAAGGCAGAATTAATGGGACAGGAAGCTCAGAAGGAGAGAATTTTCAAGGAAATGATCATAGATAAATATGAATCAATTCTTTGGAGCTGCGGTTATAACCGATATATTTCAGAAGAAGATTTGCTAAAATTTGCCAAAGAATCTAAGAAACAGCTCTCATTAGATTATATTAAAAATTATATGGGAGTAATACCGGACGATGTTCTCGATAAAAAACTCAAGATGGATATGCTGGAGATCTTTGATAACTACGTTGTTCTTCATTATGATCCAGATAAAAAGAATTCGGAAATGACAAAACAAGAAAAAGAGGTAGCAAAAGATCCAATCTTGTTTGGTGTATTGTGTGGTTCAAAGAAACTATACTACATAGCAGATTGGATTGATGAAAATTGCGATCTTACTTGGAAAGATTTAGAAGAATTCTTCGAAGAAACTCCATTAAATCTAATTCTGCCGGACCAAATAAAAATAAAACTATGATTAATTTATTTAAAACAAAAAAAGTATCCATCAGTTTACAAATATTATTGATGATGGAGAGTTATCTTAAAGAGATAAAATCAGAGATAAGTACTATCAATACTAAAGAAAAAATTCAAGATCTAAGAAAGGAATATAACAAATTATTGCAACTTGGATTGGGGAATACAAAAAACGCAAAACTTATCAAAGAAAAATACCAACAACTAGAATTTTCAATTGATTGTTATGAATATATTAAAAGATTCAAAAATCATTTTGGTGAAAAATCTTTTATAATCTCTTACAAAGATTTTTATTACCTTTTAAAAAAATATAATCTAGTTTATGGACAATTAAAAGATTATACAGGAATTATCCCAAATGAGAATCTTCAGGATATTATAGAAGCTAAAAATAAAATTCATAGATTTTCAGATGATCTGAATCTTTGTGTATTTAATGTTTCTTCGATTAGAGATTTTTCATCCATTTTAGATTTCGAAGTATCTAATAAAGTTATTGAATCTCTTAAAAAATATCTTAAGAAAAGAAATAATTTAATTTCTAAAGAGGATACTTTTGAAACAACAACTACTCTTGATGACTTGATTAGATATAATGATTTTTCTGAATATAAGGATATTCTAAATTATCCACAAAAAAAGATGATTATACTAGAAGGACAAAAACTACAATATGATGAATTCTTGATTGCCTGTCCACCTAGTCAATTAAAGCCACAAGAGTTAAGGGTTACTAAAAAAAACAATTGATCCGATTGTTTTTCAATTTTGTGATTATGGGGTAAAAACCTACACCATTTGGGGTGAGGAGTCCGAGGATATTATATTTAAAGAATATAAAAAATTAAATAAACTTTTAATATAATGGAAATAAGTCAACTAAAACCTATAATTCTATGTCTAATAATTCTTCTTATTATTTCTGGAATAGTAATGATTTTCGGAGCTTTTACTATAAAATCTATATTGAAAGATGAAAAATCGATTAAAACTGGAGAAGACTTGCTTAAAAAATATCCAGGTATTATATTTATTATGATTCCAGGTTTTAATATTATATTTATAATTATAATATTCCTAATGCAATTCTTAGAAAAATTGATGAAAAAGCCATTTAGAGAATGAAAAAATTAATCTATTATATTATTTATCTTTGGTATAAACTAATTTTTAATAAAAAATATGAAAATAAAATAAAAGAATATTTAGTTGCTTCTAAACTTAGTAAGGATTTTACTAAACAAGAATTTTCATTAGAAGATTTTACCAGAGGGGATTTTATAATTTTCCCAGAAGTAATATATTCAAAATCAAACTCAGTCATTACAATCCGGAGAGTACATAAAATTCTCCGAGCACCTGATACAAATACGATGAAAATTCTTTATTATACACATGAATGGATTTGGTTTAAAGATAAAAGAAAATTAGAGTCAAAAAATTCTTTGAAATTACGAAGAATGAGAAAAACATATGTTATGAAAGGACCAATTTATCATAAAATCAAAAAATGAGAGATATTGAATTTAAAGCAAAAAGAATAGACTCATATGGAGCTACTTCTGGGAGATGGGAGATTGGATACTACTGGTATACTAATAATTCCAGAAATATTCCTATCGGTGGACCACCAATAATTGGAACACATTATCTTCATGTATGGAAAGCGGGTGATTGGGGACTCGGTGGTTGGTTTGATATTGAAATAGATCCCGAAACCCTATGCCAGTTCACTGGAAAATACACAAAGAAAAATGAGTGGAGAATTTATGAAGGGGATTTCATAGTTAAACCTGGTGGATTCAAAGGTATCTATGAAGTATATTGGTCTCAAAAACATCTAGGATTTAAATATAGGTTAGTTCATGGTGATCCTGATTGGAATCCAACCAAAACTCTAGATGATACTGTGGAAATCTATGGTAATAAATTTGATACACCCTCTTGGTATCCAAAAGAAAAAGCAAAATGGAATCGACCAGAGATAAATCCAATCTATCCAGAAGAATGGATAACTTTTTTGGGAACCGATTTAGATACTGACATTT